GAAAGCAACACTGGCTGGATGGATAAAATCGCCGACAAGGTGGTCAGCCGCATGGGAAGCTCTGAGGGGGAGCAGACCATTAACGTGACCGTCACCCTTGACCGCCAGGTAGTGGGAAAAACTGTGGTGAAATACATCAACGGCGAGCGGAACCGCACCGGAAAAAGCCCTGTTTTGATTTAAGGAGGTGGGCGAATTGGCAAGCATTACTGTATCTGATTTGTACATTGACGGCACAAAGATGCCCACCCCTGCCCTTGGGGGGATGACCATTACCAGTGAAAAAATTTGGTCAAGCAATACTGGTCGAAGCAGCTCTGGCAAGATGTTGGGAACTATTGTTGCCATTAAGAGCAAAATCAACATCAAATGGGGGGTACTGACCACAGAAGAAGTCGCTGTTATTGAAAAAGTGGTGAGCAACCGAAGCAAGCCCTTTGTGACCATGAAGTACACCGACATGACGGGCACTACGGTGACAAAAACAGTGTATTTTGGTACACCTAGCTATACCTGGTACAGCTGGGATGCAAATAACCAGTTTGTCACTGACGTGACGGTGGACGGAATTGAACAGTGAGGTGACAGAATGAACAAGAACGTATCAACGCAATATATCCAAGGGCTGAATCAGACAGCCCATGTCATCAAGCTCACCGCCCTAGGAGAGACAGAACCATTGGTTCCGGCAGACGAAATTCGGAAGCTGGTTTGGGAGGCGAACGTGTGCAGTAGGGACAGCATTTCTGTTGGCAATGTGTGTGCAGCGTCCATTGAGGGAACAATCAGCGGACGCTATGACCTCAAGGGAACGACCATTCAAGCGGAAATTGGGGTTTCTGTCGATGAAACGGTGGAATATGGAGCTTTGGGAACATTTTTGGTGACAGAGTGTGAAAAATCCACCGACAGCACCACCTTTACCGCCTATGATGCTTGTTACTGTCAATTCAGTGGAAGCTATCAGCCTACCGTGGGAAGTGAACCTACGGTTTTGGAAATCCTTCAGGACATTGCAGACCAGGCAGGCGTTACCCTGTCCAGCAGTGTGCCAAATATGGCGAAAACAGCCGTTGTCACTGGAACGCTGACAGGGCGCAGCTTGAAGCAGATGCTGGGTTATATGGCGGGACTGCTGGGGGGCAGTGCAGTCATTGACCGTGAAGGGAAATTAGCGATTGTCCGTATTGATTTTTATTGGACTACCGTCAACGGGGAAGTTATGACAATGGAGGTGAAGGAATTTACCAAAGTTTCCAAAGACCAATATTATGAGGACACCATGAAGGATAACGGCACTTATCAGGTCATGTGGCTGAGCTGCACTGTTTCTCAGGAGGACGGCACAAGCGAGGTTATCAAAGTAAGCCCCACACGGTATCTGAATTATCAGGACGATGGTGCGGATTCAACCTGTTTGTACATGGAAAATCCCTTTATGACGGAGGAAATCGCCCAGGATGTTATTGATGCTCTGTACTACCCAAAGAAGATACATCTAGGGGAAGCGTCCTTTTGTGTGGGGGGAATGAACGACCCAGGTGACCTTTTCCGTATTCAGGACTGTGATACAGGGGAATGGCTTTATATGGCGGCGGCTTCTATTAAATGTACCTTTGATGGCGGCGTGAGAACGGAAATTGCTTCCGGCAACAGCACAGATGCAGAGGGGGAGGGCAGTACCTCCACCTCGAACAGCGTCAGCCAACTTAGCCAGCTTCAACAGGAGCTGAAAACCTTGCAGGAACAGATGGCACAGATGCCAGAGCTTCAGCACAGGAATGAACAGATAGAAACCACAACAGCGGGGGAAGAAGTCCGCACAAAAATTACCTTTGATACGGCATTTAATGAAATTCCCAATGTTTACGTCACGGTTCACGGTGCAAACCCAACCAGTGCATATGCTACAGCCTACAATACCAAAAAGACAGGCTTTTCGCTGAGTGTGGTGCGAAGCTCCACAGGGACAACCTCTGTGGACTGGCTGGCAATCAATTAAGGAGGGATATTTTGAAACTTGTTACCATTGATGCCTTTGGGAAGAACCCGAAGGACTATGTCTGCATTGGCAGACAGGGCGAGAATAACGCCACAGCTGTTGTTTTTGATTGTTCTGCTTTCGCTGAAATTTATGGCGAAGGGGCGGCGGAACTGCTCTGCAAACGCCCTGGGGATACAACACCCTATCCCTGTGCTGCGGAGCAATCCGGCAATCTGCTCTCATGGGCAATCACCGAAAACGATACCGCAAAACGAGGCGTGGGACAAATCGAACTTCGGTGGTACGTCAAGGACACACTGGCGAAAAGTGTGCTGTTCCACACGACCATTTTGGGCGCACTGTCCACCAATGTGGAGGATGAGGAGGACGAGCCTCACAAAGCGTGGATGGACGCTGTCCTCTCTGCTGGCGTGGAAGCAAAAGCAAATGCGGCGGAGAGCAAACAAAATGCGGAATTGGCGGCTCAGAGCGAGGAACTGGTGACCAACGCTGCAACCGCTGCGGCGGAAAGTGCGGAATCAGCAATGCAAAGCGCAGAAACTGCCCAGTCCAGCGCAGCTACTGCCACTGAAAGTGCCAGCTCTGCCCAGTCCAGTGCTGCTGATGCTAAAACGGCGGCAGAAACAGCAACGCAGATGGCAACCGAAGCGTTGAATCAGGTGCAGCTTTCTGCTATCCAGCACCGGAATGTCTATCGGGGCAAGAATCTGGGGACATCTGTCACCGCCGCCCAGAAAGCTGCTATCCAGAACGCCACGTTTGATGATTTATACGTTGGCGATTATTGGACGATTAACGGTACTAAATACGTTATTGCCGATATGAACTATTGGTATAATACTGGAGATACTGCATTTGCAAGAAATCATCTGGTACTGATGCCTGACATACCCCTATACAACGCTCAGATGAACGAAACCAATACGACCACCGGTGGCTATGTGGGGAGTAAAATGTACACTGAGAACCTTGAGACAGCAAAGACCACTATTTCAGATGCTTTTGGCGATTTGTTGCTGACACACAGAGAGTATCTTGTCAATGCAGTCACAGATGGTCATCCCTCTGCGGGCGCATGGTTCGATTCAAGTGTGGAAATCCCCAACGAAATCATGGTGTACGGATTGTGCATTTACACCCCTGCCGGAAACGGAACCGCTGTATACACTCGGTACACAATCGATAAACAGCAGCTGTCGCTGTTTAGGCTCAATCCGTCTGCCACAAACAATCGGCAGACATTCTGGCTCCGAGATGTAGTTTCGTCCTCTCTGTTTGCCGGTGTGAACGGCAATGGTGCGGCCAATTCACCCGCAGCGTCGGATACACGAGGGGTTCGTCCAGTGTTTGCGATTGGTTGAGTAAATCCCTGTATGTAGGGAAAGAAGGAGTAACAAGATGGAAAGCACAGAAAATAAGAAGTTGTACACGATTACCCTTTCGGATGGAAGTGTGATTGAAAACCTTCGCTTGAACGGAGATAATTACATTTCAGGTAAAGTCCTCAGCTCTGATATGTTCGCAGGGAACTGTTCTACTGTAAGCATTTCCTCCGAAGATGGGGAAGAAATTCACAGCAACATGGAATTGATTCACCTTACTCAGTATGGTGATGAATATTGGTTTTCACTTAGAGAACAGACCGAAGCTGAAATTCGGGAACGTACCCTTATTGCCCTTGCGGACTCTCTGATTGCCGCCAGACCAGAAGCAGAAAAGAAAGGATATCAGCTCACCCCTGTTTTCCTGGGCGACAATGGAACCATAGGCTGGGAATATGTGGCGGACAGCAGTGCCAAGGTGAAAGGCTCCTATCTCTCACCCATTGAATGGGTACCTGGTATGGAGATTCAGGCTGGTGTAAACTCCGACTATGAAAGCGATGGCTGGTACATTTATAATGGGTTAGTTCAGCGGTGCATTAAGAGCGGCGCACCCACTAGCTTTACGGATTCAGAGTATTGGGAGATTTTTGACTGAGTATGTATTATATTGTGAAAAAAGCAGTTCCCCTGCGGGACTTTCCGTCCAGTAAGGTGGGAAATGTGGTGAAAAAGTTGTCCATTGGAACATTAGTGACAGCGGATGACTGCGGGAAGTTTGTCAACACGGAGTTGGGAAAAACCTATCTGCCAGTGATTATGGACGGTAGTCGCCTGTGGGCGCATGATGCTTATTTACAGCAGATTACGCCCCGCCAGGCGGCGGCAATCAAACACGGCGAATCTTGGCTGGGGCGAAAGCCCCAGACTAAGGCGATTGCCTGGTACAACAGCACGGAGCAGGGTGCGAAAGACCCGAAAAAGAAAGAAAACTACTGCACTGTCGGTGCATTGTGGGCGGCGGCTCAAGGAACAGATTTAGGTGATTTAATTGCCAGGACTGCGGCGAAATGCGAAGCCAAAGCAAAGGAAAAAGGTCTGTGGCACGCAAAGGACAGCGACTACAACCCTAAGCCTGGTGATTTGGTGCTGTTTAAAGGGAAAGCCAAAAATAGCGCAAGCCATACCGAGCTGTTGGTGCTGAAGGTGGGCAATGTGCTGCACACCATTAACTATAACGCCGATAAGGTTTGCAAGCGACAGGAGCGGAAGGTGTCGGACAATTATACTTACGGCTATATTGACATCACTTACTGAAAGGAAGAAAATCATGGGATTTATTATTACCTTTGGTTTCATGGTGCTGGACTTTGCTTCCGGCACAACCAAAGCGTTTGCGACCCACAGCTTCAAATCCACCAACATGAGAACGGGGCTGATTCATAAAATGGCGTTGATTATCGTTGTTGTGCTGGGCGTTCTGCTGGACTATGCCCAGAGATACTTTGATGTGGGGGTCACGGTTCCCGTCACGGGGGCAGTTTGTACCTATATCTGTTTGATGGAGGCGGCAAGCACGATTGAAAATGTCTGCAAGATTAACCCCGAAATTCTGCCCGAACAGCTTGCATCCATGTTCGGCGCAGTGAAACTGAAAAAGGAAGGCAAGGAGACGGAAAGCAATGAGTGATACTATCAACGCCGCTGGACTGAAAATGGTAAAAAAGTGGGAGGGCTTGAACCTCACCGCCTGTCAATGTGCGGCGGGGGTTTGGACGATTGGTTGGGGGCATACCGGCAAGGTGGACGGCGTGGCGGTGGCAAAGGGTATGAAAATTACCAAAACCAAGGCAGAGGAACTGTTAGCCGCTGACCTGAAAAAGTTCTATGGCTGCACCAAACAGATTAGCTATATTCCGGTTGCTCCTGCGCTGAACGATAACCAGCGTTCCGCCTTGTGCAGCTTTGCCTTTAATTGT